TGGCTCTTGATGACGGCAATTATGCAGCTCAGCCTAATAACCGTATTTTGTGGGATGCTCCTAACTACACTGTTGGTGACGGTGTTCCAGACTATTCGGTACAAACTACGAAATGGAATGTTGAAAACAAAGACTGGCTTACAGAAGATAGTGACAAAATGTTTTACGATATTGAAGAAAAGGTAAAAGCAGAGGATGATAGCTACGAATGATAGATAAAATTATATACAGTTTTTTTGGGCTACTAGATAATATGTTTATTTGGGTCGATAATATATTTAAAAAAAAGAAGAAAAAATAATTATGGAGTATCAGAGGATGAATTACTATTTTACAGGGTTACTGATATTAGGATTTTTATTCTTAGCTTTATGTGGAGGACCAGGTGTCCAATAAACCACTCAACATCGGAGACGAGGCACGCGTGCAGATGCCGATGAAAACCGTAGCATCGTTGATTGTGCTCGTAGCAATGGGCGTCTTCGCTTATACGGAGCTGACGGCGAGGTTGGTATCGCTAGAGACATCAAGAGAATTATTTACAAATGATTTGTTAAAAAAATCAGAACAGGTCCCCGTCGATCAGGAACAGCACTTTTTACTCGAAGACCTTTATAAAAGTGTCGAGCAAATTGAGACAAGAATTGAAGACATGATGCACAATAAAGTTAATATATCTTTTATACAAAAACAAACTGAAAAGCTTTTAGTTGATGTTGAAAACTTAAAAGATAAAGTAAGAGCAAATGGTAACGGAGCCCACTAATGACAGAGTTAGCTATAGCTTTACTTATGATTGTACACGGAGAGATTAAAGAGGCACGTCTTCAAACATCAATGTCTGAATGTCTCAAAGGGGCGCGTACAGCTAGACGTGAAGCTAAATCGCACATAAAGTACCAATGCATAAAGTCGATGGTTGAGCTTGAAAAAAATATAGATGGATCTTTTTCAATAAAAAAACTAATATTGGAGTAATGCAAATAAAAGAGGATTTCTTAGACAAAGAAGATTTTTTAAATTTAAAAAATTTTTTACTACATGAAGAAACACCATGGTATTACAGAGACCATACCGTAAACAAAGAAGATTGCCCCTATTTTACATTTTGTTTTTTTAACAATAATACAATTTTATCAAATGCTTTCCCTTTAGTAAAACCAATATTAGAAAAATTAAATTACTCTTCACTTATTCAAGTAAGAGCTAATCTAGTATTAAAACAACATAACCCAGTACAACAGGGTTGGCATACTGACCATGATTATAAAAATTTTAAAACTGCAATTTTTTATATTACCGAGTGTAATGGCCCAACATTGATAAAAGATAAAATGATAAAAATTTATCCTAAAGAAAATAAAATATTAGTTATGGATGGTAATACTGAACATTCAGCAATTCCACAATCGGATGTCGAAAGAAGAGTAGTTATAAATATAAATTACTATGAAAAATATTAACTTAATAAAGGATAGGTGATGAAGAATTTAAAAGATTATATATTACATTTAGATAATTGGATTCCTAAAAATACTTTAACTAAAACAATAAACGAATTAGATTTAAAAAATCAATGGGAACAACATAAATGGACAAATTCAATATCCTATGACTCAAGAAGTTTACACGGAGACAAAGAACTTGAAATTTGTCTAATAGAAAATTTAAGTAATAAAGACGAGTTAATGTCATTAACTTGGAATGCTATAAACAAATATATTCTTATAGATAAAATTGGAAGCCTTGAAGGCTGGAAAGGGTATACTAATTTAAGATTTAATAAGTATAGTCAAGGTCAATCTATGGCTAGACACTTTGATCATATTCACGATGTATTTGATGGTGAGATTAAAGGAATACCAATGTTAAGTATTGTAGGAGTCTTAAATGATAATTACGAAGGTGGTGAATTTATGATGTTTGATGATTATGAAATAAAATTTAAACCTGGAGATATTATAATATTTCCATCTATATTTTTATATCCACATTTAGTTAAACCTATAAAAAAAGGAATAAGATATTCATTCGTATCTTGGGTATTTTAATGATAATGTTATAATAAAATAAAAATTTATAAAAAAAAATGAACCTATCCCAAAATTTTACTCTTCAAGAATTAATAAAATCAGATACAGCTATACGCTTAGGTATTGATAATAATCCTAACTCAGATCAAATAGAAAAATTAAAAGAATTATGTGAAAATGTATTGCAACCTGTTAGAGATCACTTTGGTAGAGTTAAAGTCACATCAGGATTCCGTACAATTGAACTTTGCCGTGCCGTGGGTAGCTCAGAAAAATCGCAACATGCAAAAGCTGAGGCCGTTGATTTCGAATGTGTAGGAGTCGACAACGCTGAGGTAGCTGATTGGGTCCATATGAACTGTGAAACAGATCAATTGTTGCTTGAGTTTTATACACCAGGAGAACCCAATTCTGGATGGATACATGCTAGTTACATACCCTACCAACCTAGAAGACAGTTTATGCATGTGTTTAAATCAGAAGGTAAAACAAAATACAAACCAATAATAGGAAAGGCTAAGGATTTAATATAATGGCAATTGGAAGAGGACAAATATCTGCTCAAATAGATGGTAAGCTAAGAGGTGCTAGAGGTGAAAAAAAGAAAAAAATACAAGTTAAAAAGAAATTACGTAGCAAAAAACCTAAGGTCTTCAAAGTTTAGTCAAAAAGTGATACAATCCAAGAAATTGTACAACCGTAAAAAGGATATTAATGGCGACTTCAGGGACAACAGCATTTGACCTATCTATAGAGGAAATTATACAAGAAGCCTACGAAAGATGTGGCATGACTACTACAAGTGGTCATAGTTTAAGATCAGCTAGAACAAGCCTTAACTTATTGTTTGCCGAATGGGCAAACAGAGGGATTCACCTTTGGAAAGTTTCATTACATGAAAATGCTTTAGTTTCTGGTCAAGCTGAATATGCTGTAGACTCAGCGGTAAGCGATGTTCTTGAGGCTTTTGTATCTACTACTGCAGCAGGTGCTAATACAGCAAGCACACAAGATGTATCTTTAACAAAAATAGATAGATCAGCTTATGCTGCTTTACCAAACAAATTAGCTTTGGGACAACCGTCACAGTATTATGTAGATAGACAAGAAATTCCTAAAATATATTTATACCAAGCACCTAACTTAAATACGTACACTGTTTTGAAATATTACGTAATAAAAAGAATACAAGATGCAGGAGCTTATACAAACGATGCTGATGTGGTATTTAGATTTTTACCTTGCATGGTTGCAGGTCTTGCTTATTATTTAGCAATGAAAAATGCACCAACACTTGTACAACAAAATAAATTAATTTATGAAGATCAGCTTAAAAGAGCATTAGATGAAGATGGTCAAAGAGCTTCAACATATATTACACCTCAATCTTTTTACCCTAATGGAATATAATTATGGCTAAATGGGCAACAGGTAAAAGATCACAAGCGATATCAGATAGATCGGGAATGGCTTTTCCTTACACTGAAATGGTTAAGGAATGGAATGGTTCTTTAGTTCATTACTCAGAGTTTGAACCTAAACATCCACAAATACGTAGAAGACATTTTACTGCTGATGCTATTGCATTGCAAAATACAAGACCAATGAAGTTTCAACAACCTACTCAAGAATTTGTAAACAATACTCCATCACCAGCTTTTCCTGAAGGTAAAGATGCTACGATATCCAGTTCAGGTGGTTCAATGGTTGGTATTGCCGATTTAACTTTACCAGGTCAATTTGCTTTTCAAACTCAATATGTAGAAGTAGTTAGAGATGGAGTAACTACAATTTTACATAGTATGATTCCAGAGGACCCATCTGCACAAAATAGAAGTAGACAAGCAGATTTAACTTTGGGAGAGGTAACAGTAAATAGTCCTACAGGTTCAAGCCCGACAGTTGCTATTTCAACAATTAGTCCAACAGGAACAACTTTAGGAAGTGTAGCTACCACTGCAAATCAAACATTAGTAACCACAGTTGCTACGGGAGAGTTATACGCAGGTGGTGGAGCTACCGGAAATGTTTATTACTTTAATGGGGGAGCAAGAAATATGGCACTTAGTGCTCCTGTAAATTCAACATTTTTCTTTAATCAAAATGATGGGACTAATGATAACCATCCATTAATAATTACTACAAACAGTTCAAGTCCAAATAGTTATATAGTTTCTTCAGGAATAACTTGGTATTTAGATGCAAATGTAACACAATCAAATTACGTTAACACAACAAACTTTAATGCGGCAACTACAAGGTATGTACAATGGACTCCAACATCTACGGGAACTTACTACTTTGCTTGTTATGTCCATGGTATAGGTATGGGAGGGGTTATAACTATTTCTTAATATGGCAATAACACATTCAAATTTTTTAACACAAGTAAGAAATTACACTGAGGTAGATAGTAATGTTTTAACTGATGCAATTATTCAAGATTTCATAAGAAGCGTTGAATTAGATATTGCGGGCAAAGTTGATTATGACGATTTAAGAAAATATGCTACTTCTAATTTTACAGCAAGTAACAGATATGTAGCCATGCCATCAGATGCTTTAATATTAAGATCTGTGCAAGTTATTGATGGTTCTGGAAATAGAACTTTTATGGAAAAAAGAGATACAAGTTATATATCAGAATTTAATGGCACAGGAGCTACAGGCACTCCTAAATATTACGCAAACTGGGATGATTTCAATATTTTAGTTGCACCAGTACCTGCCACTGCTTTAGAAATACAAATAAATTATATTAAAGATCCACCACAATTTACTTCAACTAATGAAACCTTTATAGCAAAGTATCAAGAGTCTATGTTATTGCACGGTGTATTAGCAGAAGCATTTAGATTTTTAAAAGGTCCTATGGATATGTACAATCTTTACGAAAAGAAGTACAATGAGGAAGTACAGAATTTTGCCCTACAACAAATGGGTAGAAGAAGACGAGCGGAGTATGATGATGGTGTACCTAGAGTACAGATACCTTCACCTCCTCCAAACACAAATTAATAAGGAGAATAATTATGGCAATAACAACAAATGCAATCTGTGATTCTTTTAAAAAAGAATTACTTCAAGGAAAGCATGACTTTGACACATCATCTGATACTTACAAATTAGCGATGTACACAAGTTCTGCAACATTAGGAAAATCAACTACAAACTATGCAACTGCAAATGAAGTGACTTCATCAAACTATACGGCTGGTGGCGGTACTCTTGTGAACCAAGGGGTTAAAGTTTCATCTTCAGTAGCAATTACTGATTTTGCTGATTTAAGTTTTCAAAACGTAACTCTTACTGCAAGAGGTGCTTTAATCTACAACACAACTACAGATGGTGGTTCAAACACTACTGATGCAGTTGCTGTATTAGATTTTGGTGGTGACAAGACTGCAACTTCTGGAACATTTACTATTCAGTTCCCAGCTTTCACAACTTCGGCAGCTATATTAAGATTAGCTTAATTTAAGGTACTGAAGCTATGGCAGAGTATACTTATACTGTAACCGTAGCTTCAGGAAACCTATACGGTGGAGGAACAGGTAACGTTTATTATTTAAACGGTGCTAGAAATTCTACTGGTCCTGGAACTGTTTCTTGGGTTCAAGGAGCAACTTTAAGATTTGAACAAAGTGATGCTTCAAATAATAACCACCCATTAATATTTTCATCTACCACAAATAGAGACAACTATTTAACATCAGGTGTAACTTACTATCTTGATGGATCTGTGACTTACGGAAACTATGTAAACACAACTAACTTTAATGCGGCAACTACTCGTTATGTTGAAGTAACACCATCATCTCAAACAGACTTTTACTATTTATGTTATGTTCATGGTATAGGTATGGGAGGTATTTTTGATATTACTGCAAGCACATGGGGTGCTTTACAATGGGGTCAAGGAAGTTGGGCTGCTCAAGGTGATGTAGGACTTACTGTTTCTGGAATAAGTGCTACCTACAGTATTGGAAGTGTATCTGTTGCAGGTATTATAGAAGTAGGTTGGGGCGGAGATACTTGGGGTGAAAACGAATGGGGAGATCTTTCTGGCTCACAACCAACAATAACAGGACAACAATTAACATCATCAATTGGTTCTGAATCAGTTTCAGGAAACGCGGATGTCGATGTCTCAGGACAACAATTAACATCTACACAAGGTACAACAATAGGAGGAACATCTGCATTAGTTTCTGTTACTGGTAGCCTTGAATCAATGGGTGTTGGACAAGTTCAAATAGGTGTTGGTGCAATTGTTTCCGGTGTATCAATGAATTCAAATATTGGGCAAGCAACAATTGATGGAGATATTTTAACTGGAGAAGGTTGGGGTAGAGGAGAATGGGGAGAGTTTGCATGGGGTGATAATTTTTCTGTTCAAGTTACAGGCCAGTCTCTAACATCTTCTATTGGAAATGAAACTGCATTTACAGATGTCACAGTTGGAGTCACAGGATCTTCTTTAACTTCTACTCAAGGAAGTTTTGCAATTCAAATTGATCAAGACATTTTTGTTTTTGCTTCAGAAGACCAACTTGATATTATTAACGCAGGTGTTCTAGGAACATCTGGAATAGCGGTAGTTGATGTTACAGGTTCATCTATTACATCTTCTCAAGGTGTTACTATTGGAGGTCTTAAAACTCCTGTTGATGTCACTGGTGTTTCAATGACCATGACACAAGGAAATACTAGTTTAATTCAAACTACTGTAGAACAACCTACCGGCCAGTCAGCAACAATGACTCTTGGACAACATGCAGAAATACCAGGTCAAATAATAGGAGTTTCAGGATTATCTATTACTTCCGCTATGGGGGAAGAAGGTATTACAGGTGATGGAATAGTTACTCCTACAGGGCAGTCATTGACTTCTTCTGTCGGCAGCGTTAATATTACTGCATGGGCTGAAATAAATCCAGGAGTAAATAATACTTGGACTGAGGTTGATCGGGCTGCTTAAATGAGGTATTATTTTAATTATTTAGGAGATAAAATTTATGACATCTAGTTATTCTACAGATTTAAAACTCGAACTAATGGTGACTGGCGAAAACGCTGGTACATGGGGAGATAAAACAAATACTAATTTAAATTTAATTCAACAAGCCGTGGCTGGTTTTGAACAAATTACATTATCATCTGGAGGCACTGTTGCATTAACAATGTCTGACGGTGCTATATCAAACGCAAGAAATTTAGTTATTAAATTCGCAACTGCAACAATAGCAGCAAGCACAATTTGTACTATTCCAGATTCAATAGAAAAATTTTACATCTTTGATTGTTCAGGATTAACAAATGCAAATAACCTTACAATCAAAACTGCATCAGGAACTGGTTTTTCTCCAACTGTTGCAGGAGCAGCAAGTTCTAAAATTTTTGCAGCATACTCAGATGGAACAAATTTAAATGAAATATCTTTAAACACTTTAGGTGGCACAATTGCTACAGCTAACTTAGAAGCGGCATCAGTGACGACTGCAATAATTGCAGACGATGCTGTAACCTCAGCTAAGATTGCAGACGATGCTGTTGTTACTGCTGCGATTGCAGACGATGCAATCACTACTGCTTTAATTGCAGACGATGCCGTAACTGCTGACAAATTAGCTAACACTACTGTAAGCGCAGGATCTTATACTTCGTCTTCAATAACCGTAGATGCACAAGGAAGAATTACATCTGCATCTTCTGGATCTGCTGGTGGTGGAGCTTTTGCTTTTAAGGCATTTCAAAAAGGACCTGGTTCAGGAAGTATCACTGTTAACCCATCTGCAAATGTAGTTGGTGCTTACGTTGTCTCTGGAGGAGGCGGAGGTGGCGGTGGTCAAACAGGAAATACTGCTAGCTCAGGCGCTGGCGGAAGTGGTGGAGCGGG